GACTTATTGGTGGCATTGGCAGTAAGCGTGACGCCGTCATTGAGCGTGAAAATGCCTGTTCCTGCGTTACTCAACTCGGTGCAGGTAACGTTTGCGGTGATCGTGACCGTGTGACCCGTCGAAGCGCGAGCTTCGTCTGCTGCACCTGGAACAATGCCGCCGACCCAAGTTGCGCCTGCGTTAAAATTGCCCGTTGCCGCTGAAAGAATAAGCGCCATTTTTTACAGACCCTTCGCGTAGATAAATTCTTGAATGCTTGCTGAAATTTGAGCAACGGCGGTCGCTGTCGGAGCGTCCACTCCATCGACGCTACCGAGTGCCATCGATCGGGCGTAGTCGTTCGCAAGGATGACCTCGCCATTCGCGATCCGCGTAGGAACAAGGCGCATGGCTACGTTGGCGTCTTCGCTTGCGTCGGGGTTTACGACGGACGTGATCGCAAGGTTGATCGTGTAAATGTCGTATGTTTCGCCATCGATGATAATTGGGTTGGTCGGTTTCATATTTAAGCGAGTAGAATGAGTGCGTTGTTTTCGGTTGGCTTGGGAAATTTCAATTCAAATGCGCCGTCGAAGACGTGACGCTCTCCGCCGAGATTGAGAACGCAAAGCGTTGCGTTGCCTTTGCTGGCATTGTAGACCATCGCGCCGGATACGCTGAATGTTGCATTTTTTAGTTCAACATCGTCGAACGTCATAAAAGCATTTTTGCCGATGCTGCCGGTCTTGAACCCTTTGAGCTTGACGCCGCCGGCCTTGTAGCCTTTTCCCTTGATCTCGCCTTCGGCGACGTAGGCTTTTGTTTGTGGCCCGACCTTGGCCGATGCCGAATAGAATGCGATGCGGTAGTCATCTCCAGGTTGGTGAACGCCTGAGATCAGCGCCCGCTTAGCTTCAAGTGCGATGCCTTGTGTTATCATTTATTTTTTCTCCCATTGTGCCATGCACACGGCGGTGCGCTGGCTCTCGTCTGGATATTCGCTCGACATCGTTCCGCTCACCATGCAGCGGCCTATAAAGTCGTCTTGCTCTTCGTCTTTTTCTGGAGTCGGCATAACGAGTTCGTGCTTTGCCTCAAGTGCTGTGATACGTCCGAAAGAATCGCGAACGGCGAGCGTGACCTTCTTGGTTTCTGGTGCGGATGCCTTCATGCCTTTGACTTTATCGGCGGCCCAAACTTGGCCTGCGTCTCCGCCCCACAAAGCCCACGCGATGCGGCCTGCGGATGGAAAACCGTCTTCACCTTGTTGAAAACCCTGTCCCTTTTTATCAACTTCGTGTCGTGAAAAGTATGAGTGCATTCTTTTAACGGTATCGTCCGAAAGATTCTTTCCGTTGCTGATATCGCGAGCGCGTGCAACTCCTACGGCAGTCCCGCCTCGGTTGTATTCTTCGCGCCATTTCAAGCCCTTGAGCGCCTCTTCGACCATGCCTTTGCTCGGCTTGTTCTCGTCTGCGAGATCAACTTGCTTGGGTTTCTCTTGGGTTTGTTCTGGCTGTGGTTCTTCTTGCACGATAGGCGCGGCTATAGGCGCGGCGGCTTGAATGGGAATGATGGAATCCGAGATGTATTCCGCAGGAATATCCATTTCGGTTGCGAGCGATACAAGCATCGCTGCCTCTTTAGCCCTTGCACGAAGCGCTTCCTCGTAATCTTCGCCCATATCGGAGTAGATTTGTCCGGCTGTCTTCAAGCCAGCTTTCCAAAGGTTGATGTCTGCATTCGCTTCGCGTCCGTAGTCAATCGAAACCTTGGCAGGCCAGCACCAGCGCCCGTCGAGAAGAAACTCGGAATCTGGAATGAGTCCGCGAGCGGCGGCGTCTAGCAAGATAATATTTTTTATCCTGTCGAGAAATTTGCCTTCCAGCAACCCACGCCAGCGGAGAAAAGTGCGCTCTGCCATTGCCGCTTCCATCCGTGCCATAGGCCCGCTCTTGTCGGCGTCGAAGGCGAAGCCGTAAGGTAGGCCAACTGCCATGCAAATGTGCGCTTGAATCAGCCGGATAAATTCACCGAATGCGCCCGTCGGACGATCCGACTTGAACATCTCCATTTTCTCGCCAGCTGTCAGATAGTTGACCGTGCCAGGGTCGAGAGACTGCAAGCGTGCGACCTGTCCTTGATCGTTCGAGTTGCCCCGCGCGAAGTAGTCGCCAGCGTCGGCGGCCCCGCTCTCGGTTGTGATGACGCCGCTTTGATAGCTTGCGTATTTGATGGCCTGCACTTCGGCTTTGATCGCTTCTTGCAGATCGCGAGTCGCGTTTAACGCAGTTGCGAAAGCACTCCGCCCACGATATTCATCAAGTCGCGCTGCGTCGAATAGGTGGATAAACTCTTTTGCAACAATATCAACAGGAGAAACATACTGGTTATTGATAGTACGCGTAAAAATTGTGTATGAAACGGGTCTTCCATAATCGTCAACATTTATTCCGCCAATGTATTTGTCGGTATCTGTGCGGTCGTAAGGGCTGCCTATGCGGTCGGCCTCGACGCTTTGCAATTTTAGGTCTTCGCCGTCGCGGACGATGATGAATCCGCAGTCGCCATCTCGTAGCATTGCCGTGACTGCGAGCTGTAGTAATGTTGTAAAATTGTGACGGCCTAGAAAGTCGCACTCGTTAGTCCACTTCTGCCAGTATTTTTCAATTTTTGTATCGACTTCATGATCGCCGGTGCGGGCTTGGTATGCGATGCGTCCCGAAACGTAGGTTGCAAACTTGAGAAGGAGCGAACGGACGGGGGGGAAGTTGTCTGCGAGATCGCGAGCGGCTCGAATGAGCGAAAGTCTTTCGCGAGTTCCTGCCGTATCCTCACCGCCGGACACTCCGCGACTGATCCCGCGCTTTTCGCTCGTCAATGCGCTATCGAAACGCCCGAAGTTGCGGAGCTTCGCTTGGTTGACCATGCGGTCGAGAGCGGCCTTCGGCGCGACAAGAGAAAGGGCTTTTGTGATGATGTCTTGCATTATGGGCGCTGTGTTGGAAACGTCGGAGTGAATCTCCTTATACGCGTGCCGCTGGCGTTGTCAATAGCGGCCTGTAATTCTTTTATCGTCTGTGCGACCTCGGCAAGATTAGCGCGAGTAAACGAGCGCCCTGCGATGCTATACGACGCGCCTGCAACGGCTATTGCCTTCAAGCAAGCCGTGAAGTCGCCCTGCAATTCTTGCAGAGTTGCAAGCGGCAGGCCAAAAAATGATTTGTTCATCGCCATTTAAATGTTCCTTGTGTCAAAACTAGCTCTCCGCTCCTATCGGCAAAACACCTGCAAGCATAGCGGACGCGAGCGCGATGCACTCACAGTCCCAAAGATGGTTCGGGCGTCCGCCGATGCGAACCCATCGCTGCTCAACTTGTTTCGTTTTCGAGTTGGTCACATCTTTCTTCATCTCCGACAGCATCTGTTTTCTGTAGTCTTCGGAAACATCCCGCGCGACTTCCCACTTTGGCGTGGCGTCAGCCTGGCGAAGTGAAGCGAGTTTGTCCTTGATGCCTTCGTTGCTGAAAAAGAAATACGCGCACTTGAGTCCATCGCTTCCGGCCTGCGCTCCCTCGATCTTGGAAACGAAGCGCCGAGTTCTGCGACCGTTGTCGATATGGTAAAAGCCATCTTGTCCCGATCCGTGCGATGCCGTCCATCCACGGCGAGCGCATTGCTCGTAAACCAGCGGCGTGTCATAGCCAGCATCAACGACGACGCATCTCGGCATGATGTCGAATTGTTGTTGAATGGCGTCGAGCGTTTCCCAAGTCAGCGGACGCGACTCATGCAATAGCATGGACGAGCCGTCAACGCGGAAGGCGCGGACGATGCACCAGAAGTGGTCGCGTTGCTTATCGACGCACATAAATCGCCGGTGCTCGCCGTCGATCTTTTGTCCTTCGAGATATTCCGCCTTGGCGTAGTCGCCGGTAGTGATCTCCGGCAGATCGCTTGTGACTTCGTCCTGCCAAGTCTGCGCCTTGCGTTTCTGGATAAATTGTTTGAGCGGCTCTAGGTTGCCGGATGACTTGGCTTCGTTCGCTTCGATCCACTCTCGCACGATGTTAAACCACGGCACCCACCATACCGCGTAGGCCGGATACTCGAACGAGCGATGCCCACGCACCGGATGCGGGTTGAGTGCGCGATACGTTGCAGAATTTGCAAGGTTTCGTCGAGTGCTTGCGTCATCTTTGTATCGCGTTTCGCAGTGCTCGCACTTCATCCGAACGGAGTCCTGCACTTTATCCCAAAGAATGCCGCCCTTTTCGTCACGTTCGGACGTGTATTCTATCTGATCGAACAAGTATCGCTGCCAGTTCCCACAATGGGAACAAGTCCAGCCCCAGACTTCCCGCGTTCCGCTGTCCCATTCCGCATCTGCTTCGTGCCCTGCATCCCATCCTTGCGAAACTAAGAGCGTCTTCCGGTTCCATCTGTCGTGGTGTCTCGCCTTTAACTCTTTTATCATGCCGCTTTTCCACCGCCAGACCTCGTCTCCAATGCAATAGCGCATGGATTTTTCTTGCAAGTTCGTCATGTTCGCGCCGCCTGCGAACAATACCATATGTGGGAAAAGTATAGTCGTTTTTCTGAGGGAATGCCGGTCTTCTGGGAATAGGTCTTTGACCGGCTGGCATTCGTTGAATATGGGAAGCAAGCGCGACTCTGTCCAGTCCTTCACCATGTCGTCAGTCTGACCGACGAACAAAGTAGGCCCAGGCTTTTGAGCAACGATGAAACAGGCTAAAGTTTCCATCATCGTAGTTTTCCCGCCCCCAGTCGGTGCGCGTAAGAAGACCTGGGTCGTCTCGTCATCACTCGCGGCCAACAGCGGCGCGTTGAGCCACGGCGCAACCGAAGGGTCGAAGCGCGAAGCGCGGTCGGAGTTTGGAAAGCTGACGTGGTCGCTTGCCCAATCCAGTATCGTGCCGTCGAATGCGAGCTTGATGCCGTCTCGGATGCCTTGTGCTAGTGGGTTCATCGCATTCCGAAAATTTGTTTGAGCGCGTCAAGATTCCCAGACGGCGGTTGTTTAGATGTCGGCTCATCTTCTCCGTCATCCATGGCAACTTCCCACGTTGTTTCAAACAATTTGCGAAGGCCGGCAGCGGACAACGTTATCATTCCTTCACCGTCGAAGGAAGGATTGCGTTTTGAGTAAATTTTCCAGAGTTCTTTTTTCGTCATAGCTCAAGCCTCGCTTTAACTTAGTCGTAATTCCGGCACAACTTAAACATCTTCTCGATGGCGTCGCGAACGTGCGGCCATTCTTCCGCGTCAAAGCGTAGCTTTTGCCCGCCGTCTTCTTGGCTAACGACAAGAAACTCACCAGCGGCCTCATCAATAATCTCTATCTCGGTGACGCTGTCGTCAAATATCTGTTCTCCCTTTACTCCGACTATCATTTTTGTTGTTCGTGTTTCGTATGTCATAATTTTATACCTTCTCAAGTTCATTTCGGATCTCGGCCAAGATCGCCTGAGTGCGCTCGTGCAACTTCTTTCGCAAGCTCGCTTCGTCGAGTCCGGCCAATGCGCCCGACGCATCGTTGACCAATGCCGCGAGCTTGGCGCTGAAGATAGCGCCGATGCGGATGCCGGCTTCGCGGATCTCGGTTCGCTTTACATATTCGTCGCGATCAACCGAAAGCGAAAACTCGATCTTCTCGCATTCCAGTAAAGTCTTCCTTAGTTTTGCCTCCTGTATGCTTTCCGGTGCGGTGTCTCCCCGCCCGTGGGTTTTCAGCCATTCCTTTCTCCATTCCTCTGCGGCCTCGATGCTGGTCAGCGGCATTCCCGCCTTCACCATCTTGTGAACATTCGGCTGCGTCATCCCCCAAGCCCTAGCAACTTCCTGTTGCGTCAACGGCTTGGTCTTCCCGTCCCGCTGCGCGGCAAACTCAGAAGCGATCTTAGACTCCCGCGCCGTCAGGGTCTTGCCATCCTTTAGTTTTTGAAGGATGTTTTTAAATTCGGCCTCGCGGATCTTGCCTTGAAGGTCATGCTCTGGAGGTGGTGGAGTTTTCTTTGCACTCATGGGTTAATAGCACCATACGGTGCGGCACGCTGGGAACCATGATGCTTGCCAGTTTTTATGTCCAGACTGATAGCCCGAGAAGATCACATTAGCGTAAGTTTTTCGGAGCGTTTCAATCACTTTCTCGAACCGATCGAGAGACGGATCGATGTCGAAAGACCATTCGAAAACTAGCTTCTTTAATTTGATTTTAGCATACTTCTCTAGAATCGGCATCTCTACTCCCTCGGCATCCAGCTTGACGCAGTAATCACTTTTCCAGTATTCTCCTACTGGCTCAGTCTTGACTGAGATTGATTCGCCTCCTCGCCATTCTTTATAAAAACTATTGCGCCAGAGATTGCCGTTTGCGGTATTGCGGAAGAGTTTGAATACTTTTGCATCATCGGATTCAGTAAGTCCAACTCGCTTGAGTTTGATGCGCTTGCTCATACCGTTATTGTCTATGTTCATTTGCGCCATGTTCGCATTGTCTGGATCAGGCTCGAATGCGATCACGTTAGCTCCAAAGGATGCCGCCCAAACACAGAAGGCCCCGCAGTTAGCTCCGATGTCGATCCAAGTTTCGCCTGACTCGACCACGAAGTCGCGGCGGCGATAAGATTTATTAATCACAACCTCCTTCACCGCTTTTATGTCGCTCGTCCCGTCACGCAGGATGAAGGTAAGTTCTCCGGCTTTTATTGATTTCAGTTTGGGATATGTCTTCATTTATTCATCTTTCTGGATAACTCTATCTCTTGTCTTTTAGACCTCATTCTCTCTAGTTCGTCGCTTGGGGATTCGCATGACCACATAGCTTTTAATGAGTAATAGACGACAGTGTATCTTACCGCATCCGGCTTCATCTTTTTGATCGGCGTGACTCCATGCAGGATCGACTGACCGTCGAACATGACTAGCGAGAAGTTGGAACATTTAAAGGCGACGTCGATCTCTGGACAGGCGAGATGCCCACCTTCAATATCACGTTTGAACGCGAACATTGCCGACCAGACACCGTTATAGTTGCCAGAGTCGAAATGGTATTTCAGCGGGTTATTGTGATTAACGATTCCGGATGTGAACATAGATCCATCCATTTTATAGATTGGCAGCACCTTCTCGTCTGTCATCTTCCTGTGCCGCTCTGCAAGGTCTTGGTTGGTCTTATTGTAATAATCGGCCGCAACCGTAGCGAATCGTTTTAGTATTTGGTTTTGCGCTGGAGATTCGACAGCGAGGGATGCTGAACGGCATGGTGCATTTCGGATTCCGTTTCGAGGTGAGTAGCCGAAGATTCTCGACGACGTAACTAGTCCGCTTGTCCGCGTGCTGGAACTGTATTTGATTTGCGTCAGCGCGTCGAATAGTCGCTTAGCATCGTTTGATACATTGGCGATGTATACGATAATCGGCTTTCCATCTCGAAATACGGTTGTGTCCTGATCAACAAGGATCGAACAATCAATCTCACAGGCAGACCGGTGGCGAAATTCTTTTAGATCAAGATTCTTCTGACTGACGTTGAGATATTGCATAGCCGTTCGTTTCTAAGAGATGATTGACCACTTCCGTATTGTTGGCGAGTCCGTTTTGATCCGCGTATTGACCCATAGCCTCAATAACAGCGTCGTATTCCTCGGCCGGATAGATTAGGATAATTTGCCGGATGATCGATTCGTCGTAGTTTTCTTTTGATTCCTTCATACTCGCTCCTGCTCCAGTTACCTCGGCTTCCTCTGAGTATGGTTCGGGAGGGTTCAAGAAATCCTCGATTGCACTCGCATCAAATCCAAGTAGCCCAAGGTCAAAGTCTGTTTCTCGCAGATCTGCCAGCTCCAGACCAAGCATCTCCTCATCCCATCCACCTCCGATCTCCGCAAGCTTATTGTCTGCCAGAATATATGCTCGTCGTTGGATCTCGGTAAGATGTCCGAGCCGGATGCAAGGAACTTCATTGAGTTCTAATTTCTGCGCTGCAAGAACGCGACCGTGACCGGCGATGATGCCGTTGTCCTTGTCGATCAGCACCGGGTTGTTGAAGCCAAACTCTCGGATTGATCCGGCAAGTTTTGAGACCTGCGCGGCGTCATGCTTTTTTGCATTTCGAGCGTAGGGAATTAGTTTTTCTGTCGGTATTTTTTCGATCTTCATTTGTTTTTTGATAACTGAGATTTTTTAGATTATGCACAAGAAAGCTAAGAGAGTATGTTAACC